CCATTTTCCAAGCATATCCACTTATATCTATGGCAGCACCAGCAGCATCAGTAAAGGTGAACTTAAGCTCAAAGCTGTCGCCTTTACGACATGTAACATCTACTCTTGAAGAGTTATCTAAGTTTATCTGTGTAGCCATTAGTTTTCTTGTTCTACCCAACTATCTGAGTTGTCTAACATATGTTTTTGTGCCTCATCCTTACCAATAAAGTACTGAGTGTGAGAATCAGTAAGGGGTGTTTCAGAAGCTAACTGAACAATGTGCATATCACCGTCTAGGTTAGACTTAGTTACACCTGTGTAGTCTGTTGTAGTTCTTGAGTCGTATTGACTCTGTGTCATTAGTATATACATTAATTCAGAACCCCTCCGTTGTTTGTTGATGTAAACTTATTGGCAGAATCAGTTACATCATCGTTAAGTCTAAATTCAGTTATCAGACCAGAAGTTACACCTACTGTTGCCGCACTTTGCGCACCACCATTATTGTATATATCTATAACTTCAGCGGTACTTAAAACCCTGTTGTATATTTTTACCTCATTTAAAGCACCGCCTAAAGCTCCAGACGTAGGATTGTTTTCGTGAGCAGAGTCTCCTAAGGCTAAAAAGTTAGCTGCAAAATTAGCTGAAAAAGTACCAGAAGAAGTATCTCCTGTTAGCCTTGAGCCATTCCAGTACCAATTATAAGCAGTGCTAGCTGAAGCTGATGCATCAAATGTTACTGTAATCAAGGAAAAGCCATCTTCATTAACACTACCTCTTTGAGAAGCTATCCAGCCATCCGTATTGTTGGCGATTCCAGCTCCAGATTGACTGAGATGAACCAAAGAGTCACGAGTTGAACCGCTTGATTTTATTCTCATTCTAAGTTTATTGGAAGACTGTATGTAAGCAATAACCAAAAAGTTATCTGAGCTGCTTTGAGCTGCTGATAAACCAATAAGCTTTTGACCTTTTTTAGACGTTGAATCTATTCTTACCCAAAAAGAAAACGAAAGGTCTTGAGAGGCTAGGTTACTCCATATTAAAGGTGAGTTAGCTGTACCTGATATATAATCATTAACACCGTCACCAGTCCACCAGTTACCATCAGAGGCTACTGGAGTGTAACTCACGTAAGAGCTTTTCTCTGTACCTAGACCTAATCCGTTCATTATCTATCTTCTACTTCACGGTAAACTAATACTCTTCCAGAGGCTACCGTAACACTTGAAAACTTACCATAAATAGTGACACCTGCTGGAACAGAAACAGATGATAAATCATCTCCTCCGCCCGAAACAACTGAAATGCTTGCTGTAGCGAGAACAGTAATAGCAATGTAAGTATGAGTGTTTATTGTTCCGGTAGTGACATAGTCAAACCCACTCTGACCAAATGCCTGTAGGTTTGCGTTGTAATTGTGAACTAATTTATTTCCTGCCATTTTTTATTTCTTTTTACAAAGGTAGTAAATTACTGGTTATCAAGAAGTTAGCTGGTCAACAAGACTATCACCTTCATCTTGCAATTCCCCACGCTTACCTTGGCGTTGAGAAATCATCTTAGACTGCTCAACAGCTTGTTTTTTAACTCTCTTGTCTTTAGCTTCTTCTTTGTCGCTTTCCATACTCTTGCGGAACTCCATATCTTGTTGCTTCATTCCCATTTGAGATTGAGATTTAGCTCCTTCAATTTGTCCCTTTAGTTGGTATTCTAGCTGTAGTAGTTGAGCCTTAGCTTGTGCGTCTGCTTGAATCTCTGCTATCTTAGCTTGACTCTGCATTTGAATCTCCTGCATTTTGCCTTGACTTGATGCCTGTGCAGTCGCTTGATTCATCTGAGCCTGCATCTGCGAGTTCTGCTGCGCTATCTGCTGCTGAGTGCGCATACGTTTCTTGCGTCTAATAATTAGCAGTTGTTCAGCCTGGTCTACATCTTTAATCTGACGAATAGCTATAGCATCCTCTAGGTCAATCTCTTTCTGAGACAAGGCTATTTGAATGTTCTGCTCTAAGTAAGATTTTTCAGCGTCATCCATTTCAGTCTGAATTTTAACACCGAAGTTGTACATGGGTAGGTCTCCGAATGAAGATAGTACCTTCATGTTTTCTTTCCCTATAGCCTTTATGTAAACCTTAAAGAGAACAGACTCTTTGGGTAGAATCTGTAAACATTTGATAATGTCCTCGCATATCCTGCTATAAAGGTAAATAGATGCATTAGTAATATCGTAGATAGCGTTATTACCTGCTGAGATAGCTTGCTGACGCACACCTACCAACTGCTCTCCTTTTGGAGAGGTTCCGTCCATTACTTCATTAATACCCGTTGTATCACGGATAAGACGGAGATTATGGTTGTAAATAGTAATAAGCTCATTGATATTACGGATGCTATTGTCCAGGCTCCTAACTGGAGGGTTCTGGAATCCACCTTCTGGATTTTTGCTACGATAGTAGAATACACCTGTTTGTTCATAGATGTCTTGTATGTCTAATGGTTGTAATTCTCCGCCTTTACCTAGCTGTACATTTTCTAGTCCTTCAACATCTACGATAAGACCGTCAGGTTTAGCCTTAGCTATGGCCTGCTGTAACTTAAGGTGTGAAAGCTGTAGTTGGTCTGCAAATCCAATTACAGAGCCTACTAGAGACTTAGGCATCATTCTGCGTAAGTTAGTCGCAACTACAGAGTAAGAAAGTCTAGCCTTCGTTAAATCGTGTACGTTTTTAGGTACATTGTTTTTCTGTCCATATCCGAATACGTATCCGCATCCGATGACATAACTACCACCAAATACAGTCTGAATATTCATTGCCTTTGGCTTTCTATCGTATACAGACTCTTTTGGTGGGCTGTAATCAAAACCTTTGTAGTAGAATCCTTTGTTTCCGAACTTAGAGCCTTTCTCCTCAAACATCATATCGTCTGTAGAAATAAACTCAAAGTCCATAACCTCAACGATAAACTCATCGTAACCGTATGTTGTACGGTCCAGTGTTTCATCGTAGTATTTGTAAGAAAGCTTATCAGCTCTGTTCTGATACTTGTTCTTAACCCCTTGAGCTATCTTTTCGTATTCGTCCTCTGTAAGCTCATTACCAGCAATACGCTTAAGCTCAGAGATGCTAATTTTCTTGACGTGTCCTGCGTATATGAGGTCGCTAAACGTAGGGTCCTCGGTGTAGCTATGGAAGAAAAACGCTGGGTCAATATACTCTTCGGTAATTCCATAGTTAGGGTCGTTGTTTCTTTTTACGACAGCTATACCACAAGTAACCAAATCATTTACTGCTCTGCGATACACACGTTGGTCAAAGTCATTCCACTCAAGAGTCATATTCGTACCGACTTGAGCAGCTATTTCAGCGCCAGTTTTTATACTAGCATCCATAAATATTTCTGCCTCCTCTGTAGTCTCAGGTACAGACTTTAAGTCTACGTTTGTATCTACACCTAATGTCTCCATCTGTTTAATCAACTCCTTGTTTTCAACTTCAAAAAGCTTTTTTGCTCTTTTGTCGTCTTTCTCAGACTGAGATAAAGGGTCTACAGCTTTAACATTAGGATAAGGCTTACGAGAGAGTATATTGTTTACTACAATTTTAACAAACTTGGGAACGATAGGCACTGGAGACCAATCAAGGTTTAGCAACGTACCGTCCCCATTGTTCGGGTCTAAAGAGTTTAGAATCTGTTTGTATATAGATGTGTCTTGAGTACCATTCGCGTAATCGCGATTTGTTTCAAAATCTTTTAGTCTTCTGCGAAAAAGACTTCGCTCATCATCGGAGCTGCCCCATTGTTTTTCAATAGCCTTAGCGTATTTAATACCATAGGCTTTTGATACTTTCTTAGAATATTGCGCAAATGGGTCTGGAAAATTACCATATTTGCTTTTGTCGTTGTCTTTATTGTACATATAGCGTTTCGCAGAATACTTCCTCGCAAAGATACAAAATTAAAAGACTGTGTATTAACGCCGTATTTCAGTATTGTATCTTCTGAAAAACGTTTTATCATTAAAGTTAGACTCCTTCTTTTTAGTCTTACTTTTCTGTGCCGCTAAGAGCGCTAGTCCAGAGCTAATAGTAAGGTCATACTTGGTACGATTATCTATTTTATATCCTATCCAATCATCTAAAGTTCTATCAAAATACATCTTACCCATCTCTCCTGTTTCTGAGTTTATACCTACGTGCTCCTCAACGTAAGCCTCTATAGCCTGTGCGTGAGCCTGGATAACATCAACTGAGTTGGAGGGTATGCCGCGAGTCTTTGTATTCGTTGCTGCATTTGGAGACTTAAGATGTTCTGGTCTCTTCATTACGTATTCTTCGTAACCCCTTGCCTCAAAGTGCCTTACGATTCCATACTTGTTGTTTTCTATAAGAAGAGGGTAGCCGTAGAACACAGCAGCCATAAGAATGTCTTCATAAAATATTCTAGCAAGAGGAGGACGAGAGGCGTATTCGGCAACAAACATATTAGATGGCGCTGCCATGTTAAACTTGTTGTAGAGGTGGCAAGCACCCTTAGAACCCCTGTTGTCTGTCGTTGAATCCAAGTCATAGCTATCCACACCACCTACGCCAATATGGTCATTTGCGGGATATTTTTTTCCGTGCTTAATTAAGTGTTTATTGCGCATCTCTGGTTTAGGCATCCATGATAGTCTCCACCTTCCTTGAGGGTTAGGACTGAACATAACCTCTTTGTCAGAGACCCCATCCTTCCAACTAAAGTTACCGACAACCACAGGGTTAGGATACAGCTCTTGATTGTGCTCTACTTGCTCGTATATGCGACCTATGTTAAATGTAGAACCTTCAATACTATCACGCATCGCCTCATCAATGGTAAAGGGAAACTGTCGTATAAATTCGTTTAGCTCCCTAGCATCGCCCTTTAAGGCATCTCTTTCATTCTTAAGGTAGGTCTTCGCACCGATATCTACGTAGTCGCCATCAATTGTTTGCACAGGCTTTTCAGGGTCATCCACAATAGGGTTTCCGTGCTTATCAAAGAACCCTTCAAGCGCTTCATACGCGGGTATAAATAATCTATAAAGTCCTGTCTTTGTTCTTCCATTCGCGTTTCTATCATCGGGGTCTGAGTCTCTCCATATCTCCTTGTACTGCTGACCACCTTTATCCATAGGATTCACCGTAGAACCTACGAGTGCCTTACCTATAATCTTACGACCTACAATAAGACAGGTTCTTTCTATGCGCCACGCCTCACGTATATCTGTAGGCTTCTCCCACTTTCCTGCCTCATCTAAATACATAATATGAAGCTTCTCACCATCGTATGCATTGTTTGTGGTGTTTTTCCAGTTGATGATGGTATTTAAAGCTTCACCCTTGTTAGATGTTTTGTTGTTCTTGGTAATACGCTTAGATGGCTCACGGAAGGCTAGCTCCATACGCGGGTTAGTAGTACCATCCTGTATAGGCTTAAAGAAAAATGGGTAGCTCTTGAACATAGGGACTACCTTTTTCATAAAGATGTTTTCCTGTGCGTCTTTACCTGTCTTAGACTGTATACCTAGTAGCTTGTCTTTAACCTGGGTACCCTCATCCACAAGTATTGCGGCAGACATATTAGTGTACCCCGAACGTCTACATTTAGTGTACATTTGACCTACAGACCTTTGGTCAGACTCGCAGGCTGCGAAGTGTATGAATAGCCTCCTCTGGAACTCTAAGTAAGAGGCGTATCCGATGTCCATCTTGCTCCACTGCAGGAGCATATAGTGTCTCCCTGTAATGTATGTAGGCACACCATTATTGTAAAACCAAAGACCGTTACGGCGGCGCTCAAACTCCTTTTCAATATACGTAGAGAAACGTTTCTTGAAGTCTGACGGCATCTCGTACCACTCATCCATAGAGCGAATCCTCTGCAGCTCTGCTGGCACAGAAAGTCTCTCCCACATTTGCATAGCAGGCTTCCTTTCATTAAAGAGGATTTCTTTTTTAGGCGGAGTCTTGGGAAGCTGAATATCAAGCCCACCGATGATGAGTACTTCACCCTCCGTATCGTTGGGACATATGTTAACAACGTAGTTATCATAGTCTTTAATTTGTTTGAGTCCAGCCATTTTATTTAATTAATAGTCCCAGTAACAGAATATCTGATTACTTGGAGAACTTTTCTGCGAATCCTCCTGAGTAGTCTTGCTCTGCTTCAATGCCTCCTGTTTCTTTGAGTTCTCTGACCATTTGTTCAAGTCGCTGGTATTCAATGAGGAGTTCTTTTGCATCTGTTGCTGTTTGCTTAATACTCTGAAGCTCTGCTTTACGTTGCGACCCAGACAGCTCTCCATCTACAGGTTTCCTTACTTCGTCAATCATGTTATTAATAGCAACCTCCATAGAGGCTAGTAGTCTTGTTGACGCTTCTACCGTGGTAAACTTACGCTTCTTTGACATACATTAATTCAGTTGCTCTCATGCGGTAGACTTTCGTGCCGTTAAGAAGTTCCATTTCGTATTCTGAATTTTTTGTGTAGCCCACCATATCATTAGGCTGCGCTCCAATCCATTCTGAAGCTTTGGGTATAGCGAGTAGTACGCCTTCCAGCTCTGGTTCTTCTTTGATGCTAAGAATAATGCCAAAAGCACTTGTTTCCTCTTCTGGCTCATCTGCGGGTAGAACGAAGCACCAATCACCAAGCATAGTAAGGCTACCATCTTTATCTTCAATTCCAATGGCGTGGTTTGCATATCCTCCGATAGGGTCATAGTTAACCAAGTATAAGTCATCTCCTATATCATACATTTGCTCCATCACAACGTGGTGATGAAAGTATAGTGTGTTTCCTTTGTGATTCGCGAATTGAGAAGGAGCGGCAAATATTTTTGCTGAATTTACCCTGTGCTCAAATTCATTAAACTTGCTTACAAGTTTCAATGTACTTCCATTGAATGACACCTCATCTTTAAACTTGTTTGGTATGTGCACTATGAAATGATGTAAAGGTCTCATATCAATCAAATTTAATATCGTACTCTGCAATACAAGGCATGCCATCTACAGACTTCCACAGTATAGTTCCTTCTTCGTTCTCTATGTAAACTAGGTATCTTTTTTCACTGTACTTGTGTAGATGCTTTTCATCTAATATAATCGCACTCACTTTCCCAGTTCCCGCTCGCATACCGACATAGTACGCCATAGCGTCTTTAGGGTCTCGCCCTATTACTATTTTTCTAATCATTTTAATTTAATTATATAAGGAGGATAGTTCTTAGTTTACGCTATCGTCTCCGTTTGTTAAGTTTATCCAGTAGTCTATGCTTGAGGTGTCTGGAGATTCTTTTTCTTCTAGTCTGTATGCTTCTACGCAGTAAGAAAGAAGGTCGTCTAATTCATCTTCATCGGTAACAGAGAAGGAAGACAACAGACTCATATCAGCTCTTTCATCGCCGTCTTCATCCATATACTTAGTTTCCATGTCTACAAACCCTATCGCTATACAGGCTAAAAACTCATCAGTTAGGTCGTGTTTCTTTACGACCTCGTTTATAGCTACAATAAGTTCTTGTATTTCTAAAATGCAATCCTTCTGTTTTTCAGTCATTAGCTTAATTTAGTGACAACAAATGTGCTGGTCTGTAATAAAGAACCAGAACCAGATGAGTCTTTTTTAATTTTGTAGTAATATACGTCACCTGCTCTAGCTGCCGAAAACAATGAGTATGAAATTACTCTGTTACCTGCTGGCTCATTTGCTCTCGTAATGCTTTGCAACAATGTAGGAGTAGCACCGTCTGGGCGCTCACGGATTACATCAACTTGAATGTCTGCTTGAGCAGTTACTTCAAAAACAAGGTTTAAATCTATTTTTATAGGGCCTGCGGTAACAACGTCAACGAGCTTAGTACTGTGAAGGTCTAATACATTTGTTCCACCACTAATTTCTACAGAACTGATATCTGAAGTGTTATCTACAACAGCTGGGTCTGGAATAGCAAGCGTAGTTGTAAGAGTGATAGCACCGCTAGGTCGCACAGCAATCATAGGAGTTGCAAGACCAGAAGAAGTAATTGTAACAGTGTCGCTTGATGCGGTAGTTGATATATCAATACCTGCCCCACCTACTAGTGTAAGTGTATCATCATTTGAATCTGCAACAACACTTGTCTGACCAGAAACCGAAATGGTTTTAAATCCGAAAGAGCTGTTAGCAATAGTGACAGTATCAGTAGCAGCGTTTGTTGTTACATCTATTCCATTACCACCTACCAATGTAAGGGTATCAGTAGACGAGTCTGCTACTACATTTGTTTGACCAGAGACTGATATTGTGTTAAATGAGTTTACAGCTCCACCAGAGAATGCAGTAGAGTCAAGCTCACGCTTCACCACATTGTTGCTTCCGTCTACAAGCAGGGCTGTAAGCTCTGATGAGTTAGTTGCTGGTGCCGTTGTAAAAGAGAGTGTGCCGTTAACCTCTACAGTATCTGTAGATAGCTTTAGCGCAGAGTCTGTACCTGCTCCATCCTCTACTACCTTAAGTGAAGATGTTACACCGTTTGAAGCTAATTTTAATAGGGACGTATAGGTGTCCTTGACCTTATTTCCTGAAAGAGTTGCCATTTGAGTATCTTTGTATACAATGCAAATTTAATAAAAATGGCGAAGCGAACAAGGAAGGGTATGTTCCGTGAGTTTAAGATGCGGAAGCAGGAGGACTTAGGTCGTTCATACAATAAGTATCATAAACTGGTAATCAGAGACATGATAGTCTCAACAGATGTTACGGAGGCTATGATTAATTTTTTAATATTTGTTTACGACTACGAGTTCTTTACTATAGACCACGTATCTCAGTCATACTTCTACAGTAAGCTGAAGTTAGCCAGGAGACTTATATATCCCCTACAGACTTTAGGATACATATACAAGTATTACGATAAGCTCTCCCCTAACTCTTATGAGGAGGCTATGTTTGATGAGGGTAAAATGCGGTACAGGGTGCGCTACGCTCTTACACAGAGGGGAAGGCTGTTAGTACAGAAGTACTACAGGAAGCTAGAGGGGTCTGAACAGATTAACGTTCCGTCTTAACCGTGCTTTGCCTTTACCTTGAATGGAGCCTCTAAGCTCGCTCCTTTATGTGGAACGAACTTACCCTTGTGAGGCATTAGGTACTGACGGCCCTTCTCAGACATCCAGTGGTATCCAGAAGGAGCCTTTACCATTACCTTTTTGCGTTGAGCTTTCATTACTTTTTTTTCTTTTTAGCCATTGCACGTAGCATAGCGAAGTCAGCTTTAGTAATCTTTCCGTCTTTGTTAAAGTCTAGAGCTTTCTTCTTTCCTAGCTTACCACCTGCCTTGTATTTAGGAACAATACCTCCCTTATCCATTTTAACATACAGATTGGTCTTGCCTTCACTATCTTCTGTAAACTTATAATCTTGAGGACCGCTGTGAGTAGAAGTGTAATGTTTTTTACGATGAGCGAGTGCATTTAAGTTATCAGACTTTCCTAAAAACTTGTAACCTGTTTTATCAAATTCCTTAGGTGCTTCCTTCTTTCCTTTCATTTTAGAAGCAACGCCCTTAAGCTTGTCAAGGATACCTCCTCCTTCGTATACTTTTTTCTTAGCCTTCATTATTTTTTCTTTGTAGGTTTATTCTTACTTCTGTTTCTTTTAGCACTCATGAATTTTTTCTCTGTATGGTCGTAGTCTTTACCGTCACCGTTACCATAACGTCCAGCTTTACGTCTCATTTTAACCAAGAAGGCACGGTACTTGCGTTTTTTCTTCTTCTTGTTTTCCTTACGCTGCCAACGTCTCCGCTTTTCCGCAGCTTTAGGATTGTCCTTGTAGTACTTAGATGTGCTTTTCTTAGCCTTCATTAAATAGCTATGTATGATGTCTTGCCATTCTTACGAACAGCTTTTAGAACCTGGTGCCTGTTTCTGGAATCTTTCTTGTAGGAGATATGCACCCAGTCTGGGTTTTCATCTGTGCCAAATTCCCAGATAAGTTGGTCAAAGTCTAGTCTATCTAATGCGAAGTTAAATATATCAGCATTGGTTATTACACCGTAAACATCTGCATCTAAATCTAAAGCCTCACCCTTACTATGCTGTGATGTCTTGCTTCCCCCTATAGCATCATTGAGTGCCTCGCTTCTGTACCCAGAGCTTACAAAGATGGGGCACATAAACTCCTCACGGATAGGTTGAAATATATTCTCGGCTACAGCCTTAAGGCTTTCAAGATGCTCTATACTAGGCTCATTTGAAATCCCTCTGCGCTTTGCAGTATTTGATTTCGTTACCTCAGATAAAGAAAGGTTCTTAGATATTTTCATAATTGCCTAAGTAATAGTGTAATACAGAGACAAAGATAATAAATAACAGGAGACAGATTATTAAGACCTTCTGAGTTAAAGTATTACTTTAAGTGAATTAAGCAATAGAATAGAGTATGCCCTTCATACAGCTCTTTGCTCTTGCTTTGATTATGTCAGGGAAAATCCACGCATTTTGAAGACTGTAGATTTTCATTATGATAGTGTGGGGGTATTAGCACCCACCCAACCAAGTTTAAAGACTGAGCTTCTGGGCAAAGTTACAGCTTATTTTTGATAATGTCAACCCTAAAGCTTTACTTTAAGTCACAGCGTTAAAGCCTTGAAACACAAGGCATTGGTATTTTTTGTCAGAAATATGGAATGTTGGGATTCTATATATATGTGCACGTCAGCGTCAGATTCCCGAAACGATTCCCGAAACCCTACCCCCTTGATTTTCAGCGAGTTACGCCAAAACTTTCAGCCTTTTAGCTATTCAGACTACCGAGATTGCCTTTCATATATATATATAACACAAGCATCGGTTATGGTTACAGACCGAATCAGACTAGGAACAATTCCCCCTTTACCAATTACCCAATGCGCCAAGAGCCATCTTAGGGCAGACTCTCAGACTCCGCATAAACACTAGGCTTCAGACTATGTGCTAGGAATCTTCAAATTATTTTCTAAATATTTGACCATCGGAAACGGCAACGTGTTTGCCACATCCGCTTAGTTCTTTACATACTTCAAATACGACAAGCGCAGTAACCGAATGCATTGGTGCTATGTGCGGTGTTAGTAACGATTGGTAGCAGTCAGACTTGCTGAGTACGTGTACTCTTGGCAGAAGCAGTTAGACTATCAGCAGTGAAAGCATTCAAGCATACCACAAGCGGATACAATAGATGCAGAAGTGGGTGTATGCCTTGCGTATTTTGAATGGATAGATTGTAAGAGTAAACGCATAGACTATGCCCAATCCGAAAGGCGAAAAGTGTAGGGCTTCAGACTTCGTGTCTGTGGTACGTTGATGGTAGCAATCGCAATGGTCTAGGGAGTGATAGCATCGCCCACATAGACTGACCGCCCTGTCAAGGTTAACTGATGATGGATTGAGACAGACAAGCGGAATACAAGAGCAGATTAGCATTGCCAATGAGCACTGATGTGATGATGTCTGATTATCCGAAATTGAAAAAACTATTGTGGGGATGGACATCTGAGTCTGTCCCCATTATTACTACAATCTTAGTCACTAACAACAAGTCCGTATGGCTAAACGGCAGATAGAATTATGAATATTGTTTCTTGTAGTATGGCA